CGAAGGAAGGTCCGTAAATCCCTTGGCCGCCACGTTGTCGGAACAGGCCTGAAAACAGCCATGCGGAGGAATTACCTCCGTACAGTGCTAACAGCCCTCATTACGACACGGTCCCTGGTTCATCCGGGAGCCCTGAATGTCCTACCCATTATCTCCGAGCCAACATGGCACGGAGATTCTGGGTGGGTGAAAGACATTCGGGGATTCTGGAAGGAACTGGGGTTTGGGCGGCCGTCGGGGGTTAAGGACCTCCTACGCTCGCCATGAACTGGTTTTCACCTCTCCACCAAGGGTGGTCCCAATGGAACAGCCATGTGGTCGGCGCTTGCTGACCTCGCCTCCCTCCCAGGGGGGCTCATGGTCTCCATTGGACACCTTGGTGGGAAAGACCTCCTCACTAAGATGGAGGTCCTTCTTAGGAATCTTCCCGCTCTCGGATCCTTCTTCCCCGTAAAGGGGGGGAAGATTCGGAAGCTTGTGGGGATTTCCGATAAGGAGAAGTCCCGAACGATTGCCATCCTGGACTATTGGTCCCAGACGGTTCTTCGTCCGGTTCACTTCTTCCTTTTCGGAGTCCTCAGGAAGATTCCTCAAGATGTGACTTTCAACCAGGGGAGTTTCCTCGAGAAAGTTCTGGAGTGGGACTCTTGCGAGTTCTACTCCATCGACCTTAAAGACGCGACCGACCGTTTTCCGGTTGATCTAATCTCTAGGGTTCTCGAGGGGGCCTTTACCCAGGAATGGGTTCACCACTGGAGGAACATCATGGTGGGGTACCCCTTCTCCAGTTCGGAGGGGGATGTATCCTACCGTGTTGGTAATCCAATGGGAGCCTATTCCTCTTGGGCTTCCTTCGCAGTTGCCCACCACTTTGTGGTGTACGACTGTTGTCGGGAGCTGGGTATTCTCTGGGAATCAGCCAGGTATGTCGTCCTTGGTGATGACATCCTGATTGGAGACCCGGAGCTTGCTCAGGCCTACCGGTCTAGGCTCTCCTCGCTTGGAGTTTCCGTCTCGGTGGAGAAAACTCTGGTGTCTCTTGACACCTTTGAATTCGCCAAGAGATGGTTTCACAAGGGCGAGGAGATTACCCCTTTCCCTGTCTCCGCGGTGATCGATACCTATAAGAGTGTTCCTCTTCTAGTATCGGCTCTCTACGGAGAACAGCGGAGGGGCCTAGTTCCTCAGTCTGGG